TAAAGATGGCAAAGAGTATAAAGGCCCAACACATAAAGATGCTAACGGCAAATTAATGTCTGGTGCAAAACATACCGCAGCTAGTAAACACTTGGTTCACAAAAAGAAAGCTAAATAATGGCTGGTTTATACGAAAACATTGCTAAAAAACGTAAACGCATTAAAGAAGGCAGTGGTGAGAAAATGCGTAAGGTAGGTACTAAAGGTGCTCCTACAGCTAAGCAGTTTAAACAAGCTGCTAAGACAGCTAAGAAAGGTAAATAATGGCTAAAGACCCACGACTTGAAAGGGCTGGTGTAAGTGGTTTTAATAAACCTAAACGTACTCCTAGCCATGCTACTAAATCTCACGTAGTTGTTGCTAAAGAAGGTGACAAGGTTAAAACTATTCGCTTTGGTCAACAGGGTGTATCAGGCAGTCCTAAAAAAGAAAACGAGTCTGAATCCTATCGTAAACGTAGAGAGAGTTTTAAAGCTCGACACGCTGGAAACATTTCTAAAGGTAAAATGAGTGCAGCATACTGGGCAGATAAGGTTAAGTGGTGACTGAAAAAGAACTGGTTAGACAAGCAGCAGAAGCTGATCTTCTTACGTTTATCAAACTAATTGCACCTCATCGTATGTTAGGTGCAGTGCATGAGGAATTGTGCTCATGGTGGAGCAGAGAAGACGCTAAAGACAACCAACTTGTCTTGTTACCACGTGATCACCAAAAGAGTGCTATGATTGCTTATAGGGTTGCTTGGTGGGTCACAAAGCACCCTGAGACAACTATTCTATATGTATCTGCTACAGCTAACTTAGCAGAGAAACAACTTAAAGCTGTTAAGGATATATTCTTATCAGACATATATAGATTCTATTGGCCTGAGATGGTCAATGAGATGGAAGGTAAACGAGAGCGTTGGTCTATGGATGAGATTTCTGTTGATCACCCTAAACGTAAAGCAGAAGGTATTCGTGACGCTACAATTAAAGCAGCAGGTATTACAGCTAACGTCACAGGATTACATTGTAATGTAGCTGTGCTAGATGACGTTGTAGTGCCTGATAATGCTTACACACAGCTTGGTAGAGATCAGGTTAGATCATTCTACTCACAACTATCTTCTATTGAGTCTACAGGTGCTAAAGAATGGGCTGTAGGTACTCGTTACCATCCTGGAGATTTATACAAAGACATGATGGAAATGACTGAAGTATACATGTCTGATGATGATGAGACAGAAATTGAGAATGAAGTCTATGAAGTGTTTGAACGTGTTGTAGAAACTAGTGGAGAGTTTCTTTGGCCTAAACAACGTAGAACAGATGGTAAGGTATTTGGTTTTGATGCTAGAGAACTTGCACGTAAAAAAGCTAAGTATTTGGATGTAACACAGTTTTATGCTCAGTATTATAATAATCCAAATGCTGTAGAAACACAACTCATTGATCGTAGTAGATTTAACTATTATGAACGTGAGAAGATTGAGAACTTTAGTGGTGCGTGGTATTTTGGAGACAAACTGCTACACATATATGCTGCTATGGACTTTGCTTATTCTATGGGTGTAAATTCTGACTACACTGTTATTATGGTAGTTGGAGTAGATGAAGATAATAATTTTTATGTTTTAGATATTGATAGATTTAAAACAAATAAAATATCTGTAATGTATGATAAGGCTGAATTAGTATATCGTAAGTGGAAATTTAAAAAAATGCGTTGTGAAGTAGTTGCTGCACAGCGTCTTATTGTAGGACAATTTAAAGATTACATGCGTAGTCAAAATATTGTATTTACAATTGATGAATATAATCCACCTAAGAATATGCGTAAAGCTGAACGTATTGCTACTATTCTTGAACCTAGATATAATAACAATCAAATCTGGCATTATAAAGGTGGTAACTGTCAAACATTAGAAGAAGAATTAATGATGAATAATCCTGAGCATGATGATATTAAGGATGCATTAGCTTCTTGTATTGAAATTTGTAAATCACCTATATCTAATCGGACATGGGGTAAGCGCACAAATGTGGTTGCTTTTAATTCAAAATATGGTGGCGTAGCCTACTAAAAGGAAATAAAAATGAATGAAAATGTACAAGTAAGTTATAATGACGATAGCTTAGCTAATAAGATTTCTGATATGTGGATGCGGTGGGATACAGCACGTAGCGTATGGAAAACTGATCAACAAGAGTTACGTAATTATATCTTTGCCACTGATACACGTAAGACAAGTAATAGTAAACTTCCTTGGAAAAACTCTACTGTTACACCTAAACTTACACAGATTCGTGATAATCTACATGCCAATTACATGGCTGCTTTATTTCCTTCAGAGAATTGGTTTTTCTTTGAAGCTAGTAATAAAGATAAAGACCTTGC